ATATTTTATCTCTTTTTTTGATAGTTTTCGTCTTTTTTTCGTCTCAAAATTAAAGCTATACACAATCAATAAAAGCCATCAAAAAATGATGGCTAAATATAACTTTCAAATACCTTTTTAATTTCTTCAAACAATTCTTCACGATCCACTTCATCAGTTAGAAGTGTTATTTTATTTTCAAGCATCATAACTTCCAGTGGATAACAATCGCCATAAAAATTTTTATCAACTTCATTTTCTTCCGCGATACTTTCTACGATTTGATTTACTTTACTTTCTACTTCATATCTACTTAATTTCATACTTCTTCTCCTTCCCTAAAACAATTTAAGCAATGCTATTAAAAACGCTATTAATCCAATAAGTTTTAAAATTTCAAATATCAGTTTCCTCATTGTATTTTTAAGAAAGTGATGTATAATATGTACGTGGAGAGGGTTAATCCCTCAACACGTATATTAGAATTAAAATCCAGCCGACTAAGGAAATAATTCTAATTATTAGCTGTTCAAGTAGGGTAATTACTTGAATAGCTTTTTTTCTTTATCACTTTCTTACCCTCCTTTCCTTACACTATTATTGTACATTATTATCATGTACTTGTCAACAATATAGTACATTATTTTTAAATATTTTTTCATTATATTTGTTTATTAGTATGCAATTATAGTTTACTTGTGTTATAATCTCTTTGGAGGTTGATTAGCATGTTAAAAGATAAATTAAAAGCTCTACTACTGTTATCTGGTGTTACTCAAAAAGATTTATGCGAGCACTATAATATAAGCAAACAACAACAAAGCAATAAAATAAACAATGCTTCTTATAAATTAAATGAGTTAGTTGAATTGGCTATACTTACAAATACAAAACTTGCTTTCATAGATGAAAATAATAATCCTGTTGTTATTTTTAATGAAGAAGATATAAAAAAATAGAGCGTACCATAGCGGAACGCTCTTTTTATGTATCTATATTACTGATTTTTCTAGGATTTTCCTTAGTTCTTCTACTCCATGTAGGTTATATTTAAATGTCTGCACTTCTTTATTAGAGTATGCTGATTTATCAAAAAAATATTTTCCATTGTTTTCTGTTTTAAGACTGTTTTTATTTGCAATTCTTCCTATTGTATTTGCGGATACTCCTAACATATTTCCTACTTCTCCAGCAGAATAATATTTTTCTTTGCATTCCGGAAGTGGCAAAACTCTTTCTCCAGCTAATACCTGTGATGCGTAGCTTTCGCATATCATAGTGTACTCTTTGTTAAATGGTACTCTGTCCGCCATCTTTAACCATAAAGAAGCCATTCGTGTTTTTGCATTCATGTGCTTCGTTTCTATTTCCTGTTTTTTAAATTCGCTGATTGCTAGTTGATCATTTAGTACTTCTTCCATTTTGTTAAATGCTTCTACATACCTAGCGGTAAACAATACTCCTTTTTCTC